TCAACTTCCATGGTTATATGCTGAAAATTTCAAATCAAATCCAATAATATATAATGTAGGGCAACTATCTTTTCTAAACCCTAATATTCTACAATTGGAAGAATTAAATCTAAAAATAAATATTTTTTCGTCTCCAGTTAGCTCGTACCCACTTGGTTTAATCTTAATCCTTGAGAATTCTAGTGTTTCAAAACCATAATTTTTATCTTGTTGAGACCAAAAAAGCCACGATTTTTGCGTTATTTCTAAAAGTCTTTTATGTAATGCATGCGCTAACGCGATAGGTTCGCACTTATCTTTTAAACTATATTGCTTATTAGTAGTCATATATCTATATGATATTGCAGGATATTGGTCACATTGCTTTTCCGACAGCGTAACTTTCGATTTCCCACTGACTCTATTTTTCTTACCTGGATTTCGAATGCTCATTTTTAATCAACGTACTCTTTTAAAAAATAATCCTTAATTGTTTCATTCGGAATTATACTATTTTGGTTTGTTGACTTCCATGGTGTTTCATTGTGAGTCATATTTCTTAATTTCCATGCTGAATATTGTCCGAAAACATCATAGACCTCTTCCAAAATTGTTTCAACATCATCATCGATTTTTGAAAAATCGAATTTTTCATCAAAAACAATTCCGTTTGCGCCATTCTCTTTGTATAGATGATACACATTTTCAACAACAGGGCCATGCTTCCAAGCTACAATAGGATCATCAAAAAGCGCCTGATCTCTTAGTGCCAAAAAACACCCTTGGGCATAGTACAGTAACTTTTGCAACTTCAAATTTGAAATGTATTCTGCATCACCCTCGTTCATCATCTCACGATTGTAAGCCAAAAACCATTTGGCTACATCTTTTGCAGACATTTTTACCTTTTCCATTGATTCATCCTCCTTTAGTCACGTTACCAAACGAAAAAACATTATACGTAACGTCAAACACGTATTGTAATCAATAACGTGTATATCCACATTATAGAAGATTTAAACCAAAAAGGCTATAGATAAATTGTAAAAAGTGGTTTCCGCTATTTTTGCACGCCTTAATCTTTTCAAAAAACAAAAAAAGCCGCCCCGAAGGACGGCCTGAATACACGAGAATTAAATCCCCAAAGCCGCTCTGGTTTGGTCACCGCAGATTCCATCCGCTTCCAGTCCATTTTTCGCCTGGAAGTCTTTCAGCGCAGCAATGGTAACCGGTCCCGCACCACCGTCAATGGCGACGTCATAGCCATGACGTTTTAGCGCCTCCTGAATCCGTGCGATCTCGGTCATGAGCGCAAGGTCCGTCTTAATCCCGTACTCACCATCGATGGTTAAGCCATGGAACCGCTGAATACACTCACAAGCGTATTGGCTCTCTGATCCGTAAAGCGCGTCTTCGGTTAATGGGCCCGTTTCTCCCCAGTAGCCACAGAAATTGCAGTCCCGCTGGAACTGGCGAATGTTTTCATCTGGGCCGTCACCATAAGAGAGGTAGTAGCTGCCGCTAAAAATGGAGGTAAAACCATAAGGGTTGTCGCTGCCTGGCTGCGGGCCTGGTGTCGACGTTGGTTCGGGGCTTGGCGCCGGAGCGTTCCCGTCGTAAGCGATGCCGAGATAATCTAGAATCCCATAAGCCACGGCCTGTCCGTAGGCACTCGCGTTCAATAACGTGTTAATATCTGCTCGAATCGAGCCGGTTTCGAAAATACAGGCGGTCATATCCGTATCCGCCACTTCCCAGTCGTCTCGCTTTAAGATACCGCGGGTGCCAATGCCCATCCTAAGCATCACAGAGGCGTTGATACACTGTGCCAGCCGATAGCCGCTGTCGCTGTTCGGATGCACAATCGGGAAGGTTCCAGACGGTGCCTCGTTCCAGTCGCAATGCAAAGAAACGTACAAATCCAGGCCATGTCGGTTCGCATAGTCCACACACGCGGAAATATTCATGTCGTTTTCCGGGTAGTCGGTGTGCACGTCGGCGCCGTATTGCCTCAAAACGTCAATGGCAGCGCCGACGATCGGCTGCATTAAACCGGCCTCGGTATAATTGCCATCGACGCACCCAGAATCCCAGTTTCCGTTACTGGACACACCATGTCCAATTGCTAAAAAGATACTTGCCATTACTTTTTACCTCCATTATTATTTTTTCAAAACGTCCTGAGCTGTTTCCTGAATGCTCGTTTTTGCCATAGTAACGTCGCTGTCCGTTGTCTTTGGCGTGGTGGGGTCTACCAATACACCCCAAGCCACTAAAAGCATTAAGATCGCGTTCACAGCGTCCTGAATCGGGCCAAAGTCGATAGTTAACCCAAACAGCGGCGCGATGCTCTGTCCAAAAACAACCAAAGCCGACAACATGCCGGCCCAGAATGGTAAACTCTTTAATCTTATTTTCCAGTTAATGTTCATTTTTTATTACATCCTCTCTAATTTCTAAATCTAACACACGTTCATACAGTTCTTTAGCCGTTCCATTGCCGCCCATCTCCCGGTAGGGTTCGTAAAGATGTTCCAAATTCTTTAAATCTGATATACACACCCATCCTCTGGAGATAAAAAAATGGCAGGCCTGATAGATCCGGTCATGCAAAATGCTTTGTATTCCCTCCTCCATGAGCTCGATGCGTTTCGTCTGTTCCCTAACCATTTTGCGGATCGGCTTTGTAAATATCCAGATTGCAGTAAGCCCGCCGACAATTTCGACAAGCAATCTAAAATAATCCATCCAATGTGTGGACCTCCTTTTCTCTTCTGACCTACATTTCTTCTTCCAGCATAAATTCAAGGGCCTGGAAGACTTCCAGACTTAAGTCATGGGTGGCGGTTTCCAAAATAACCTCTGGCACTGTGTGGATCGGTACATCATTTTCAATGCTCAACAGATCAATGAGTTCTTTCTGATAAGCATCGCCGCCCTCTGGGTATTCTTCCTGGAGTTTTGAAAACTCTTCATAATAGCAGTCGTATTCTTTAATAAAAATCTTTCTATTTTTATTCAGCGCATATGAAGCCTTTGCGGGCAAACGCACGTCGATAATCTCGCCGATTTGGTTGATGTGGTTAATGATTTCCTGGTTGGTCATTTTGACAGTATTCATTATTTTGCCTCACTTTCTGTTACTTTGTTCGCAGCAATCATTTCATCTTGAAGCGCGTAAACAGCGTCTTCAAAAGCAGTCTGATCTTTCATCATCTGGGTTCTGTTTTCTTTATAAGCAGCTCGGTCGATAATCGAACGAGTCACATCCATATTCTCTGGAGATTGGCTGTCGATCGTGGCACTAAAAATACAAACCTGTTTTTCTCCAACATATCCGTAAGCATTAATTGATCTTGTTTCTGTTTTGTTCTTTAACATAATAAATTCCTCCTAATTATTAATAATATGTAATTGTAAAATATAGATAGGCATCTCCGGTAAAAGACGGTCGAAACACTGCGATATCCCCTGTTGCTGCGCTGATCGAGACTTCCATTCCTACCTTTCGAGACGCATCCATAACAACAAAGGAGAAGTTTCTTTTAGGCCGAAAGCCAGCCGGTATTCGAGCAAAAGGAACATTCGTTGCACCTGAAAATTTTCCTGCACATACGCAGGTCAAAACATAAAAATTACCAAGGGCATTCCTGGTAACTTCGAATCCATTATCACCGACTTTTGCAAATCCGTTGAGACCTGTTAACGGTTGGGTGATGGTGCAGCCCGTTGCATATGTGGCTGGACTATTGAGCGGGTCTATTCCAATAACGCCTCCTGATCCGGTTAAGGATACCCATGTTTGTCCGTTACTCCTTTGCCCACATGCGATTGGTGCATAAGCCCCTGCCATCATCCGAACTTGACACTCTACATTATTGGATGTGCTTCCTACTGCCAGATCAACATTTGTTTTGCCATACAATTTGGCAGAATCAAATGTTTTCCCATTCCAGTTAATGCTTTCGTACTTCAACGACGCGATCTCAACCGCTGAGTTATTGCATATTTTTAATGTCTGTGTGCCCTGCATGGTCAGCGTCCCGGTCATTGCGACATTTCCGGCGCTGTCCACCTTGAAATTCTTGGTGTCGATGGTTCCGTTCGCCAAATTGATTTTCATTCCGGCGCTATTAGCAACATAGTTCTTTGATGTGATGGCCGTTCCATAGAATTTATCGGCGGTGATGGCCCCTGCGGCAATTTTGTCCGCGGTGATCTGTCCGGCTGCTATCTTGGCTGCGGTCACTGCGCCAGCTGCCAGCTGTGTCGCCGTGATGGCGTTGGCCGCGATTTGGGCTGCGGTGATCGTATTTGCCGCTATTTCATTGGCCGTCACTGCTTTTGCTGCGATCTTGGCTGTCGTGATGGCATCGGCGACAATCTTATCGGCCGTGACAGCACCCACCGCCAACTTATCCGCTGTCACTGCGCCTGCCGCCAGTTTGTCCGCATTGATGGAACCTGCGGCAATGGTCCCTGCTGTCACCGCATTGGCGGCAATTTTGCCAGCGATAACCGAGTTAGCTGCCAGTTTGTCTGCATTGATCGCGCCTGTGGCAATGGTCGAAGCTGTCACCGCGTTGGCTGCGAGCTTGCCAGCAATGACCGATCCCGCCGCCAGTTTTTCGGCTGTTATGCTTTCGGCGCTGATTCTTGCCGCCGCTAAGGTGCCCGTTGTGATCTTGCCCGCGTCTAAGTTCGCAATTAATGCATTCGTAATGGTGGCATTCGCAATGGCGTTTGTGCCAAGCTGCGCTGCTGCCCACTTGCTGCCATCCCAACGGTAAATCCTGTTTCCATCGTCGGTGTCAAACCAGGTGTCCCCGGTTTTTCGCCCCGTTGTCGGCGGCTGTGCGGTCTGGTAGAAGACGGTATTTTTGCCGTCCGCGCTGGTCTGGGCGGTGGCCGCTGCCTTTTTAGCCTGATCCGCAAGCGTATAGGCGCTGTCGGCTTTTGTCTGGGCGGTCGCCGCGTTCTGCTTTGCGGTATCCGCTGTGCTCTGGGCTGCGGCTGCTGCCTGAGCTGCTGCATTAGCCTTGTTTTGAGCTGTTGTGACCGCTTCCTGTGCAGCTGCGATTTCTTCCTCTGTGGCATCCACTCTGCCCGTAACCGCTGCCAGATTTTTTTCAGCAGCTTCCAGGTCTTTGGTGGCCTGGTCTGCGGCTGTCTTTGCCGCGCTGGCATTGCTCTGTGCTGCCTGCGCATCCTTCGTGGCCTGATCGGCTGCGGTTTTAGCGGCCGCCGCATTGGCTAAGGCGGTACTGGCGTTGCTGCCTGCCGTCGTGATACTGCTGTTTACGGCATCCGACAGAGCGCCTGAACCAAAAGGACTGGCAGACCATTTTGTCCCGTCCCAGACATAAGCCTTGTAGCCGTTTCCGGTATCAAACCAGGTGTCACCCTTTTTATTTCCGGTTAATCCGGGCTGGGTGTTCTGATAGTAAATCTTGTTTTTTCCATCAGCGGTGGTTTGGGCCTGCTGTGCCGCATTGGCTGCGCCTGTGATCTGGTCATTGACCTGCTGTGCTAATTTATCTCCTGTGATGGCCCCAGGTGCGATCTGTACCCCGTTGATGGTACCAACGGTAATATTGGCCGCGTTGAGGTTCACAACCTCGATCTGGGCAGCGTCCAGCCGCCCGGCGGTAATCTTGTTGGCTGTCAACCCAACGATTTTCGCATCGGTAATACTACCGTCTGCAATTTGTGTCGTACCAATAACACCTGTGCCGATCATCGCCGTGGTAATACAGCCATTCTTGATGTTGGCAAGGTCGATGTCTGCTTTGCCAATAAGAGCCGTGTCGATTTCTGCGACATCGGCTTTTAAGTTTTCAATGTCCGCTGTTACCGCAGAAAGGTCTCCAATCTCTGCCACGTCTGCTTTTAGTTTTTTAATATCTGCTTCCGTCACAGTCAGCTTATTTGTGATCGTCACATTTTCAGCTTCTAAATCACCAACTCGTGCTACCGCTGCGGAAGCTTCGCCAAGCGCTATATCCGCGGTATCTTTCGCGTCATTCGCTGTGCTATTGGCCGAACTGGCGGTTGTGTTGGCTGTGTTGAGACCTGTGGCCAACGTCGGTGTTGTGTAGGTTATTCGATCATCGGACCAACTGCATTTGTACCGGCTCCAGATGTATTTTCCAGGCTCCCAAGCTGGGCATACCGCCTGCCAACTTCCGCCGGCTGGCATGGCATCTGATGTTGACAAGTAGAACTGTTCTTCAATCGCAGTTGCGGAAACACCCTGCTCGCCCCCCGTTCCGTCAAGGACATGTGTGATGGTCACTTCGGCGGTTGTGAGCGTGCTGCCTTCTTTATTTTTGGCCGCAAGCTTATACACGGCTTTGCCAATGACGTCTGTCGCGGTGATTGTAATTGAAGGGGCGGCGACCGCCGTCTGGGGTGCATCTGCCCGAACCCAGGTTACTTCAACAGCGGCTGTTACATCCACATTGCCTTTTAGCACACGTGCGGTCAGGGTCGTCTCACCCTCGCCGTTTCGAAAGACCGTGCCGTTATTGCTTAAGATTTCCGCAGCGTAGGGCATTGCCGCTTGTATTAAAGCGTCTAAGCGTCCGGTTATGTCGGCAGACAGCTTATTTTCCAAAGCCTTGAAATTGGAAAAGACGTTTTTATTTTTTGTTGGGTCGGAAAAAGAAACCTCCTGCTCACTGACCCGTGCCTCCAAAAGCAGTGTTGGCACAAACTTGTCATCATGGATTTTAACGGTATCGCCAATTTCCAGTATGAGGCTGCCTTCCACCTCGTAAGTGACTGCCGGGACACTGATTTCTTTGAGTTTTGCCAGCGCCTGGCCATACAGCGTATTGACATTGTCTGTCTCGTATTCCCATCGGTATAGAATCCAGGGATCATCCTTTGAGGATATCTGCGCTGGGTATTCTTCGGCTGTTTGAGGGGCGTAGATATAAGGCTGGCCGCTGTGTGTGTAATATAAAACCCGGCCATCCGCGTCATATTCGGTCTTTTCAATCCCCGTGATGCTCAGGCCGTCTTTTCCCTGCGGATAGATGGCGTTGTACAACCCTGTCTTATCCACGGTCCGGCGGATACCATCGATTTCTTTTCCATAATACAAAGTGACATCCTGGCGCCGAGTGCCTACCCCTTGATGGGTGTCGTCATGCTTTTTATAGATATTTAATACAATACGGTTCAGGGTGCCATCGCGGTTCAGCTCTGTGACAAATTCGCATTCCGCGTCAAATTTATTCACCAGCGACAAAAGTCTGGCCAGTTTTGTATCGGTCCCTTCCCATTCAAGGGAACGGCTGTAATCCGAAACTTCATTGATCCCCAAAACCAGGTCACTGAAATTCTGCCCGCCAACAATATCGCTGTTGTTAAAATACCAAACAAAGGGTTTAGCACCATCCGATTTAAACGCTGGAGACATTTCGTTGAGCAGCTCGAGATTCAGATTTTCACAATAACAGGCTAAATCGTCCTCTGTTTCCTCTGTCCGCATGATATTAAACAGGTAGTCCTGTCCTTCGTATTGAAAGGAGACATAGTTCTTTTCCGTTAAGTACCTGTGCGCCGCATTGCCTGTTTTCGGAACCGAAAAATCAAAGGTGCTGGTGGCTTCCGTCAGATAGCGGTGCCAGACATCATCAAAAAAGTGAAGTGTCCCCGGCTTCTCGTTATCAATAAAAGCAACGCGCTGTAAGGTCTTATCGTGAATACTGATTAACATAACCTACAACCACCTCTTTCTATACTCAACTGTGATTTCAGGCGGTTCTTGGCACCAGCTGGAGGTATAAAACTCAATATCGGTTTCTCCGGGCGGCAGCGGATAAAAAGCACTCCCGGTCACCATTTCCTCGTTTCTGGGAAGTCCGCGAACCGTGATGCTGTCGCTCTCGCAGTCAACCACCACCTCGCTGCCGGCAGAATACCGGTTTGGCACATCCCGCTGCTTCTCAACACGATTCTTAACCCCGAGGATCTTCCCGACATTCATGACCGTCACATAATTTTGCCGCCCCGCATACTGGCCGATAAAAACATACACATACCGTACCTTTTTATCTTTAATGGCCGGTATATCTAACGTATAATAGGCTCCCCAATAAAAGAACCTTATCTTGCTGCCCTCTTTGAGAAGATCCTCATAGCCGCGGTGTCTAAAGGGGTTGTGTTCAAAATAGACCGTTGGTTGAAATTCAAATTTTCGATACCAGCCGCCGTTACTATCAGACACTGTACCATTTAAGAAAACAACACGCGCCGTATTACCCGTCGCGTCCGTTTTACTCACCTCAAAACAGGCGATAAAGTCGTTGTTCTCATCAGTCAGAGAGACTTGAATAATGCCTGTCTGACCTAGAGCACCAGTCATAAACTGGGACTGAAACCACAGATAGAAATTCTTAGCGCCGACCTCGCCCTCGCTGTCTGCCGGCAGCTCAAGACGCCAGCACCCACCAAAGATCCCACCGCTGCTTGTACCGTGAGCATCCAGATACAGTGTCTCATAATCCTCCGTAGCCGGATCCACCTTGTGGACATTGCCAACCTTTAAGGTGCCGTTGCAATTGAAACCTGGGTTTTGAGGATAGGTTCCAGTATAAGGTTTAAACGCCCCAAATCCGTCCGTCTCCGTATTAAAAAGCGTCTCGGACTGTTCATAGGGCGTGGTGTCCGCCTCCTCGATATTCCCCATCTCGAAGGCCCCTCCGGTGTGCACGATGCCGATATAGCCGTTCTCCGCCTTGTGTTTGATTCGATAAACTGGATAAACAGAGCCGCTACCGTCGTTGTTAACATGCGCTACCAACTTGCCCTCTTCCATCTTCGCTTGAACGGTGGTGATTAAGTCAGACTCAAGGTAAGGGTCTGCGCAGTAAAATTCGATCTCGCCAACCACGCTAAGACAGCCAGAATCCGGGGAATCAATCCGAGATAAGGTTCCCGTATAATGGGCGTTTGGTTCATCAGCAAAACGGAGCTTGTGGTTATCGCCACTACAAAAGGCTTTGAGTTTTCGGTAGCGTGCTATAAAGTTACGGGCTGTATAGGCTTCGAGTTTATAGCGTATGATAATGGTACGGCCTGCTTGGCGTTTTCCGTAGTATTCCATACCATCCATCCCAATAGGACGGTCTTCATCGGAAACGCTATACTCCAAGGACTCACGGCCAGAAACAGAGAGTGTTTTATATCCCTCAACAGCGTCTTCAATATAGACACCATCAAGAGAGATGGCTTCGTCGCTTGCATTTCTCGCATCATACATCCGTCAATACACCTCCTATCCGATTTCTACGTTTTTCGTCAAAATCATTTTTTTCCTTTGAATACTTTGCAGTGCCATATCCAACCTTCCGACCATCAAGAATTGCCTCCACAACCGCCTGTACCACAATCGGCCTTTTGGCTTCCTTTTTGGGCAGCTGTTCCGCGCTCGCAAGGGCACTCTTGCCGCGGAGCATTGATTGGCGAGGGACCACCGACACGGCCATTTCACCATCAAAGCGCGTAGACATAAGATCATCGGTTAAGCTTGATAGCGTCTTTTCTACGGCCGGAAATCCTTTCTGTAACCCTTTTGCAAGGGATTGCATGATCCACGCCCCATTGGGAACAAGAAGTGCCAAGTCGTAGGCTTTCGGTCCTTTGTGTTCAGCAATCCATGATCCGATGCCAGAAACAAAGTCTTTAACACCCTCAAAGGCGCTCACAAGCCCGTTTTTCAGGCCTTCGATTATGTTAGCGCCAGCGTCAAGCAGCCATGAACCGGCATCTGAAAAAAAGCCCTTGATCTTGCCCGGCAATCCGCCGACAAATTCAATCACGGTATTGGTTGCATTGGATGCGCCTGTTGATAAAGCGTTCCATATACTTGAGAAAAACCCTACGATTCCATCCCATAGACTTCGGATTGTGTCCCCTGCCCTTATAAAGAAGTCACTGATACTGGAAACGAGCGACTCAAACCCCGATGACACAACGCCCCAAAGCCATTGAAAAAAACCAACAAGGGCAGAAAAGCCCTCGGTAAGACCTGTCCAGAATGCTTGTATCTTATCAAAAATTGCCCTCCAGACCGCAGCCCATATTTGTTGCATCGCAACAAGGGCCGGCCCAAGAATATTTCCGATCCATGTCACGATCTGTACAATCCAGGCGACAACCTGAGAAAGAATTGGCAGAATAACATTTAGACCATCTACAATAACACCGAAGATAATCTCAATGATCGGGCCAAGTGTGTTACCAAGCATTTCCAGCAATGGTCCTATGGTTTCGGATATTTTCCCAAAAGACTCCGCAATTGCATCTCCAAGACCCGCCACGGAAATTGTATCGAAAAGGTCGGCAAAAAAATCAACGACATTTGTCACGGCTTCGATCAGGCCGTCAAAAAAATTCATGAATGCAGGGCCGATATTGTTGATGATTGGTTCAAAGGCCAATTTAGCAGATTCATAAAGTCTTCCAAAAGCGTCACCAAGTCCGCTTTCTTTTACTCTTTTAACCATTTCGACAACAACATCGCTAACCCCTTTTATGACACCGTTAATTCCTGCGAAAGCCTTACCGATGGTATCTTGGCCAATGGCGTCAAGCACGTTGGCAATCCCACGGGTTACAGCGGTTTTCATATTTTGCAGCTGCGTCCCGATGCCGCCTGTAGCGCTTTTAGCTTGTTCTTCAAACGACGCAAAGGCGCCCGTTCCCTCTGTGTTTAGCTTCATAATCATATCCATAAATTCATCCATGGATATGGTCCCGGTTCTCAATCCTTCTCCCAATTCATCCGCACTCATGCCCATAGCCTGTGCCACTTGATTGAGTTGAGCAGGCATAGCGGTTTGAAGCGAACGCCATTCTTCCATGTCCATTTTCCCTTTGGCATAGGATTGTGAAAGCTGCTCCATTGCTGCGCTTTGGATCTCAGTGGATGCGCCCCCCGCCAACAATGCGTTATTGAGTGCCAAAAACATATCCGTTGATTTGCCGACATCATTGTTTTTAGACGTAAATCTCTGAACGCTTGACGCCGCGGCATCAATGCTGGTGGGCAAACCGGTAAGCTTATCGCTCATTTTTGTAATGGCTGCCTGGGAAGCTTCAGCGCTAATGCCCATGTTCGACATGACTTTTGGGAAGTTGTTCATGATGTCCGTACGTTTAATCGCCCCATCAAGGGATGCAGATATGGCGCCGATGGCTTTCGATGTGATCGCCCCGGCTACCCCGGCAATTGCGCCAAAACCAGCAAAAGATTTGAACGATGAAGAAAATTTTTCAGAAAGTGTATTTGATTTTTTTGCAGTTTTGTCCAAGGAATCATTGTATTTATCTGTTGCTGTCTTTAGATTCTCTTTTGCCGTAGTTAATCTTTGGGTCGATGATTTTACATTATCCTGGGCTGAAGCAACATCCCTTTGTGCTTTTGATAAATTATTTTCAGCAGCTACAATTTTTGATGAACCACTTGCATGCTTTTCCCGAACTTCCGTTAGCTTTCTTTCTGCAGAATACACTTTATTCGCTGCTTCTCCTGCTCTGTTTTGCGCTGCTGTTAGGTTGTTTTCTGCGGCTATAACCTGGGGCGAACCACTTTTGTGCTTGGAATAAGCCTCAAACAATTTCGCCTGTGCCAATTCGACTTTTTTTGCAGCTTCAGCCGCCTTGTTTTGCGCCGTTACCAAATTATTTTCAGCTTGAATTATTTTTGACGAATCCGAGCTATACTGATTGCGAACTTCATTCAGTCTCGCCTCTGCAAGGAGCACCTTTTCTGCTGCGTCCGCTTCTCTTCTTCGCGCAGCGCTGACGGCCTGAGAAGCGCTTTCAACTTTCGATTTCAGGGAATCAAGTGTGCTAGTATTAATACCGCCAGTCATTCCGTTCGATAAACTCTTTCCGATCTTCTGACCTACGCCGGATAAGTTGATGCCTCCTAACTGTCCCGATATCGATTCCTGCGCTCCCTTAAGCGAGGGAATTAAAGTAATATAAGCCGACGCTAACTCAGTTGCCATTCTCCGTCACCCTCTTTCTGTGTAATATTTCTCGGCACTCCTCAACGGTTTTTCCTTCGCCTTTTGCTTCGGTTTTCCGCATTTCACCTGGCCGCATGACGCACTCCGGTTGGTTGCGCCCATTCATGCCATCCACAGTTGTAGACCAAAAAAAATAAGACAAGGTGTCCGCAATCCTTGCCAGCAAATGGTGCTCCACGTCCCAGGACAGCCTTTGATCCACAGCGCTCATACATCGCGATCTTAGTGGTAACATTGCTGCCAAATCGGCTGCCTCAGCGATTGACACTGTACAGCCGATGTCATCCGCGCTTATGTGATAATATTGCCTAAAATCGGCTCGTAACTCTGCGGGGTACCTTCTCATAAAAGTTGCGAGCCAAATCAGTTTTTTGCGCCTAATTCCTCCAGGACAGCGCCAAACCATTCCGACATTTTTTCAATGCTCAGTGTTTCATTATCGCCCTTCAATTCCGTTTTGATGCGGGTGTAATCATCCCCAAAAAGCTTCCTGAAAAGCGGAATAATCGCCAACGCATCACCTGCCTGGATGTCCGACATTGCCTCAATTGTTTCGATATCTTCTAACCTGGCCTTGGAAATCGAAACTTCTACGCCGTCCACTTTCACTTTATTAATATCATGAATTTTTTGTTCAGCCATTTTATCTCCTATTTCGCGCTTGCAATGTATTCATACGCGGTATTTCCGTCGCTGTCTGGTGCAGCCGATACTGTAATCTCGTAACCAATGGGCTCATTATCCTTGTAAACAACATCGCCCATTTCAATCACTTTGCCGACCGGCACGACAATTCGCTTTATTCTGTTTCCGGTGAGGATAACCTCCATAACGTACACATAAACGGACTTTTCTTTGCTGTTATGTTTAATGGACAAGCTCCCGGATTCAGGGTCCTCCGTGACATTCCCAGAACCGTAGGCCTGCTCCAATGAGGTCTTGTTTGTTTCGATCATCTTAAAAGCAAAGGTTTCCTCGCGCGATGTCTGTGTGTTTAACACAGTATCACCACCCCATGCTTTTACAGGTTCTGAATCGGTCGTGACAGCATTGGTAACGCCATCCTCGCTGATATATCCAACACATTTGTATGTTTCCGCTAACGGAGTCGCCGCGTCAGTTGGCACAGCTGCTCCTGAAGGTGCCACGAAAATTGCACCAGTCGCCAGCGGTTTCCCAACAGATACGTTTTTTGTTTCATTTCCCATGTCTTTTTTCTCCTTATATTGTTACTAAATCCACTACCAATTGGTAACGGGCCGACCCGGATTCTAAGTCCGGAAAATTGTAAATCGTATTGATAGACACTTTACAAATATCTTTTTCACTTGCCATTTGCACCATCGCATCCTTTACAGAGTATGCGAGTTCTGATGCATCAAGGCGTTTCTTGCCCCATGCCTGGATGGCCACGGTTGGACGGTCGATAACATAGTTATCAATGCCCCCTCCCGTACGCTCTACTGTTAAAAAGCGCTCTGGGCGCGTTGCTGGAACGTTCGCGTACGTCTGGAAGCCTCTTTCGTTTAAGTATGCGATTATTCTTGTCTCGATGTTCATTTTCCTGACCCCATCGCTTTCAGCAGTGTGTTATTTTTGGCGTTTGACCGGATCGATACAATGTCCGTTGTCTTAACCATGGCATGGGCCCGGCTCTTTCCGGCCTGTACATCGGCTTCAAAAGTGCCGTTCCCCATGCTTTCGGCGCTTCTTTTTATGCCGTTGGCACGGTGTAGCAGACCGCTTTGGACGCCAGCAGAATTTAATATCTCCCGCGCGCCTGAGCTGTTTATTTTTACTTTTACATTGTTAGCCATCGCAGCGTTTCACCTCCACAGGATAATTCCAGTCACCTGGCGTATTTTCCGGAGTGTAGTAGGTCGGATTTCCGATAACTTCCATCCACTCACCCCGTACCTTAAAGCGACAACCTCTAAATACATACCGCTCATAACCTTTTGGGATATGCAGCTTATACTCTGCGATATCCCCATCGGGGCGGTTAGAAACACTTGATAAGTTGTCCGTGGCCCCGGGCTCAACAAGCACGTTTTCAATGTCTTCTGTCACTGCAACCACAGAAGGATCCCCCATGGCATCTAGTGGCCCTTCCGCATATATTTCAAGAGTTACTTTTTCACCGGTGATCATCTAATGCCTCCAATTGCTGGCGAGATGCTCCCCATACGTTGAGCGCCAATACCTATCAGCTTTTTTTCGGCCAACGTCATATAGATGTCCCCAGTTGGGTTGACATAAGTCTGAGATTCTGAGTAACTCCCTGCCGTCTGCGCAAAGGTTGAAATAGGCGGTAGATCAATCGGAGACAGCATCGCCCGCTTAACCATCTCACAGTTAATCCCAACCAGCGCATCGCTTTGCAAGTCATTCTCAGGGTCGATCTCAACCCCACTTTGCTCACAAAGAAGCGCTATTTTTGTGGCGGCATCGGACAACAGCATCTCGGCCCGTTCCTTTTCGACGTCTGACAAGGGACGCCATCGTCTCTCCAAGTCCACTAATGTTGCGAACGTGACCATGCTTCTACCTCCTATTTTTCATCCGTTTCTTTAGCTTTTGTCTTTTTGACAGCTTTAGGATTGTCTTTTATGATTGCATATCCTAATTTCAAAAAATTTTCAACACTGTTTGGGTTAACCAAAACCGCTTGACCAGTAATCGGACACATCATCGGGGTCATATTGTGCCCCCTTTTTATGCGTCTTTGTCGGTCAGCTTAACAAAGGCAGTGGTATCCGCCAGTCTAAAGCCGAGCTCAATTTCGGCGCGAACCGCAAACATATTCTGCTGGAATAAGTTGATTGTGTTTTCCCCGTCGGTCAAAGTCGCCTGATCAGAGATCGCAATTTGTACGCCTTCGACCGTTCCATATACCGCTTTCGTCCAGTCGCCAGCATAACCAATCGTATTAGCCCCATCACTGGTGCCCGCCAAATAAGCTGCCTTTACAACCTGCACGGGATTGCCAAGAAGAACCGGGATGCCGCCGTCGGCCACGCTGTTAATAAACAGTGGTCGTCCATTGCCATCCTTCGCGCTAAGCAGGATGCTCTTAGCCTGTGGGGAGATTGCATAACCGCTAATCACATGCCCTTCCGCAGACACCGCGGCGTCTGCTGCCACAAGTCCAGCCCAAGGGTCAGTTTTAATGTTGACGGATGTCACGTCGCTTAATTGGTCGAAGTCGCTCCCGGGCTTTGTGGTACCACCAAACACGGTGCTGTCAAAAGTTTTTGCCAATGCATAGGGCAGGCGTCGGATTAACTCAGCGTAAAGTGCGCTGACATCACGTCGAAACTGGTTGCTAAAAGGTTCGATGACTGCAATAGTGTAAGGCGCCAATGTTTTGGTTCCCAGTGTATGTCTGGATACGGGTTTCTTATCCGTTTCCCCTACCCAGGCAGCCGTAGGCTCGCCCGTAATTGTCTGAATTTTAATCCCAGGGCCCGGTAATTCAATTTTTCGGGCCAACTGCATAACCGCAGAGCTTTCTAAAACCTTCCCCCAGATTTCAGTGGATACTGCTTCCGGCAACGTAACGCCGGTGGTTTTTCTGTTCATATCAATTGCCATGTTTTCTTTACCTCATTTCTACAATTTGTCGCCGAGTGCCTCGGCAAATAAATCCGCTGTTGTTGCGGTTTTGTGCTTTGGTTTTTGCCCGTCGCTTGGCACGACCGGAGCTGTTGGTTGTTCACCAATAAAAGCTTTCAGTTCATCAGCGTGGGCCATTAATTCTTCTTTTGTGCTGCCCCGCAGCAAATTAGCCGGAACCCCCGATGTGTCGGAGACTTCTTTTGCCCATCCTACCAGCTGCTCTCGTTGCTTATAAGCAGCATTTTCTTTTTCCGCGTTTTCGAGGCGTTCATTTAACTTTTGCATCTCGGTCTTTTGGCTCTCTTCAAAAGCATCATACTTTTCCGCTTTCTCCTTATAAACCTCAAAACCTTCATACTTTTTGCGCTCCCTGGCAACGCGTGCGCCGATAATTTTGTCTAAATCTTCCTGGGACCTTATGGGCTCAAAAGTATTTTCTTGATGGTTGCTTTCGGTGGATTCAGTCCCATTAATCCATTCTTCACTCATTTTATCTCCTATCCCGCCTTTTGGCGTATCGGTGATTTCCGCTCACCGCGGCGTAAATTATAATAAAAAAGAGCTATTAAGCCCTATATAAACTGTTTTATTTGACGTTGTAGTCTTTTCGCATTTGCGCAAGTATATCCTTTGTGGTATTCGCATCCTTATCTGCCTTATCTGCCTCTTCGACCCTTTTCCTTGATTCGAGGTACTGATCTTGCAGAGATTCGGGGTCATACCCTTCTACATCCTCCACTCCCGCAATGATCTGGCAATCGCAGTCGTTGTGAAACTGCATCATCTCTCCGGCTGTCTGTTTAGAAACATACACAAACCCCCGGCTGGCCAGCATCATGCAAAAAGCGCAGGTCTTTGCCCCAGCGGGAACCCGCGCAAACTTCACTTTGTTTTTTCTTGCATTGTCAACCATTGTTTGATGCGCGTGGTTTTTCGTTTGCCGCGAAATATTTTTATTCACCTCCGGCAGTGGGTCGGCGCCCAGCGCGTCGTATCGGTTTGTGGCAATCGCATACCGAATTGTTCGGTCTAAGCTATCAAGGTCAATCCATTCCGACGCCAGCGCGTTACCGATGCCGGTCTGCTTCTCGAAGAACTCAGCGGCGTTCAGAGAAGCCGCGCCGCCGTATTGGCGTATCAGCCCCTCCGCGACGTCAAAGATCATGTCTTTGTACGGCCAATAATTGCCGTCTTTTATGTTCAGCGTTTTTAAAAACCGACTAAATTTCTCCGACGCTTCACCCGCCAGCTTAATAGTGGTTTGCCCGTAGCTTTCCAGTTCTCTACTACTCAGTATTATCTTCACCCCCGTTACCGTTACCGCTCGCCATAAGCGCTTCAAGCGCCTTTCGGGACTGGAACTTTCGTTTATCGCTTAAGAGCCTTGTAATCTGGCTTTCTGTGTATCCGAGCTCCTCTAACGCCACCTGGCTTTCGGCAATCCACGGAATCGCGGACACCTGCTTAATAATTGCATCGGATTGGCTAACGACCGATGGAATCGCCGGGTTTCTAAAGCGTGGCTGCATTTTCTTTGCGTTATCCGGCAGGGCGTCGATGGTTGTATTCGCCGATATCGCCGCCACCAGCAAACCGATATTTCTTAATGCTGCCCCGTTTGTTTCGTTTAGACCTTCCGCCTCGATGATCAAATCCTCTTTTGCGGCATAGATCGCTTCTGCTGACGCCGGGTTATCGTGTATCACGCCCAGCGATGATATCGGAATGCCTGTTTCTCCGGCAAATTGGGCGGCCAAATTTCGCATGTAGTCCATGTGTGGCTGCATGGAAGCCTGGGGCAATTGCCCAAAACTCGGGATATCCCCGTCCTCGTCCTTCGATACCGCGAAGATACTTCCGATGTACGCCTCCCACTTCGAATTTTCCTTAAAGAGCTGCGGATCTGCCCCCAAAAGATACTTTTGCGGGCTTGTGAAAAATTCGGATGATACCTCGGTTCTTACAGCCGTACGGATAGCGCTGTCTGTGATTGACATCACCGCCCGGCTCACCCGGCTTTTTCCGAAAGGCCTGTCAAGTGACGGCCTGTAAACCATGGGCTCCATTAGTGGCCGCCCCTGCTTGTGGGGCTTGTAGTCCGCATCCCACGTGTTGCCATTTCTGCTTATCTCAATGATTGCGCTATTCGTGTACAGGTTTATCTGGGTCGGCTCTCTCGTTTTTGGGTCGACGTCAACAATCGTCAGCCCGCTTTTTATTTTCTTCCGGCGGCTGTCCCACAGCGCGGCGGCTGTTTCGGCATCGTAAGCCGACATCACCACCGGCGGATCGCCCGCACCACCTTTAGACACCGTAATAAAAGAGCACGAATGGATTAATTCGCTGGTTGTCGCCTGCCTGTAGAGCACCGGGAAATTATTTTGTTTTAAAATATCGTTGATGCCGTAGTCGTCCGCTTCGTCTGGCAGTACAAACCCATCAAAGCGGCTTCTGGCAGATAACATATCGACCGCTTTCGCTGGCCAGCCAAGCGCGCACTCCATTTTTTTTAGCGCTGGCGGTACCGCGATGCCCAAGTCCTTGAGCTTATTTTTCTGGTCGTAGTATTTCTTTTTTAGCTGGTTTCTCCCCAGTTTCCACTGCCACACTTCGATTAGCTCGCTAAACGCCGTCTGGTCTTGCGGCAATAGCCCGCGAATGTTTCCGGGCTTAAAATCAAAAATGCTGTTCATCGGCACCCATTCTTCCGTCATATCAACACCTGCTTTCTTTGTGGGTTTCGTTTGGTGGTGCACACCGACCAATAAGCCAGTGCCGCCGCCTCTATTAGCGTGCTGTCTACTTGCTTGCTGCCAAAAGACCACCCGCCATTGCTTCCGATCAATCTTTTTTCGCTCATTAACGCTGATTCATTCAGGGCGGGCTGGTTGAAGTGCGTCACCTCGCCCTCCCGGATCGCGTTTAGTAACATGCTGGCCGCAGCCACAACGTCGCCGGACTTCGGGATTGTGATCGCCCCTTTGGCGGTAATGCCACCCTCTCTTAGCCTTTCGACAAGTACCATCGACGCGTTGAGCCCGTCAATCGCGATAGTGGCCGCTTTAGTTTTTCGCTTAATCAACCAGTCTGCCAACCAAGAGATGCCGCCCGCCATGGAACGATTTTCGATAATTTCCACATGCGTCAGTCCTTTTTGTGGCTTTAATGCCACGGCCAGAGACACCGTTGCGCCATCGGCCGAAAATTTAACGGCATAGGCCAGCTTTCCATCTTTCGCCGGGCTTTCGGTCGCACATTTTTCCCATTCCTTACGGTCAATCACGGCGGCAAACTGGTATTTTGGCAGCCAGTACCCAAGGCGCTCCTGCGCGAAGGATACTTCGTTCATGGTCGAAATTTCCGCCCGGACAACGTCCACATCTAGGCGAATGCCAAGCGACGGGTTTGTGTCATACCATCTCTTTTCATCGCGGGTGTCCCCGACGCTCTCAACGCTCCATTCATTCCATGATACGTCCTTTTCTTCTTCGGTCAATGCCCCTTCCCGGATATGGGCGAATACGTCCCCAGATGTTTCTGGCCCCGGCGGCGTGCCGGTAAAGATAAATTGCGGGTTCTTAAGGGGGGAGCTGGACGCGGTCGCCATGATAGCTTTTAGTTGTGTATCCGTAAGCTCCTGAGCCTCATCGACGATGACCACATCGACTGTAAAACCACGCCGCGAGGACTTGGTTCGCGTCGAAAAATAAATCCCCGCGCCATTCTTAAAGAAGATGGCCTCTTTTCCCGCTGCCCGCCGAACCGACGACACCCTGGCATTTAGTTCCGGATATTTGCACTCTGGATCATCTTTTTTTTCGCCAAAGAAGTGTTGGACACGGTCAAACAGTTGCGTGACCGTTGAATAATCGTGCGCAGTATAAAGTATTTTCTCGCCCCGAAACAGGGTTCCAAAATTAATCCGGCTTTCCAAAAGTGCCGTTTTGCCGTTTTGCCTTGGACAGGACAGTCCATTTCGAATATGCACCCATTTTCCACTCACTCCCACCGCCAGCCAATCACTCAAGACATCCGCCTGCCAGTCATCTAATGTGATACCCATCGCACTCGACAAGCGCATTGCTTTTTTGCAATCTGTGTCATCATACGGTTGGCTAATGTGTATCCTTGGTTTTCTGCTACCGCGCATCGGACTCAAATTCAGCAAATAAAGCCTCAAGCTTCGATTCGCCGCCCTCGTCAGTTTTTGTTTCGGTCATTTCGTGGATGGCTTGGATGGTGTCGCGATATTCTTTTGATAGCTTTGCGATGATTGTTGTTGGCGTGTCTTTAGAAAATAGGTTGTCATGCAGCAAATCACGTAGCTCAATCAATCGCCTGAGCGTGTCACTGTCTCGGTCATTAAGATCTGCGCTTTCGATCAACGCCTCGGAGGTCATGACGGCTGCCGGCCTGTCGTCTTTTAGGCCCAATGCCTTCACGCGACTCTGGACGCTCGATTTTGATCGCCCCAACTCCGTTGCAATATCATTGAGAGAATACTTCGGATAATTCATACGTATGTATTCATCCTCTTTAATGGTAAACTTTCTTTTTCGTACGATACGATCACCTCCTAAAAGAAAAAAAGCCCTATGCCGCCGGGGTGAGGGCTGCCAGAGGGGAGGGGGATACCGCCCCATGCCGTCACGCTCAGACGCTTTACCAGTTTCTCGATTTTGGTATGGGCCGGTTGATGCTCTGGGTTACCTGTGTCTTGTTTGACTTTCTTTGATTGCAAGATCGATGCGTCAATTGTACGTTGTCTTTATCGTACGGGCTTCCGCCCTTTGATACAGGGATGATCTCGTCTACTTCCGCAGACATTGGGTGCGGTGTTTTTAAACTCTTATCTACTGGCTTGCCACACAGGGCGCAATGATCTTGCGTAGCTAAAACCCAACGCCTTATGGCGTCGCGCCTTGCTCCATTAGTTCTTCTTGGGTTTGGATATGTTGACATAAGATCACCTCACTTTCACGGCGCGAAAAAAGACCCCGGCGCCGTAGCTTACCGAGGTCGTGGTCCACTGATTACATTTTGTTTTTTCGGCACAAACAATTTCTCGATTGTCCGCCGGTTGTTGCCGGTTCCGTAAGCCGACGTCTTCTCTTTCTGCCAGATACACTCAAACCGGTCTTCTGGCATCCAATATTCTGAAATAAAAATGGGCTGCGATTGTTCGCAAGCCCACTCATAAAACCGTTCATAATCAAATGTTATTTTTCCGTATTTGTTTGTGCCTTTATAAGGAATGTCGCAATATACTGCGCTGTCTTCTAAAATCTCGACCGCCTGATAATCTCCGGTATATGTTTTAACTCTCTCGAACCCTTCCAAACTTTGCAGTCTTTCCAAACTTTCCAAACTTTGCAAACTTTGCAAACTTTGCAGGCTCTGCAAGCTTTTAAGATTTTGCAGGTTTTCCAGACTTTGAAGTCTTTGCAGTCTTTGCAGTTTTTCGTTTAATTCTGCCAATGGGGTGGTTAAATCCGGAAGCATGGTCTGCATCTTTTCATAGGCCTCCTGTGTTGGGAGAAGCCATTGCGATTCGCCGAAATAATGCCCGGCCATGCCGTTCGTACCAAGCAGCCGATCCACGTCCACCGCTTTTCTTCCAGAGGTTTTAAGGGCTTTACGCATGTATTCCCGTATATCACGGCTTAATACCTTGTAGACATTGTCTTTTATTCGCGCCGCATCGATTGTGCCGTCTTCTTTTCTTAAAACTTCAGCGCCGCATTCTTCGCACAGCTTTTCCACTTCTGTGCTCAGCGCTTTAATATCTTCCTGTACTAATGCAAATTCACGAACAAACTTTCTCCAATGCAGCCGCGCTGCTTTCGGCGTCTCGGCAAAGAACAGATGGTGCAGGTGCTTTTTAAAGCGCTCAATTTCCGGCGCATAGAGATAATGCTCTCCATTATTCCCGAAGCTCCAGCAATATTTTACATAAGGGTCCGTCTCCTTCAGCTCGGAAAACATCTCGCGGCTGATCCACCGTTCTTCATTTCTGTATTTTCCACCTACGGCGTTTTGAAAAAGGGTGACGCACCCTGGTTCGATGTCATTGGCGATAAAATCCTTATATTTTCCGCTTAACATGGCGCAATGCGTCATCGCGCACCCACCTGCAAACAGATCGTAGAAATGTGTTGCTTTTGGTAGGATGGCCATGATGTCTTCACAGATTTTGTTTTTGCTCCCCTTATACGGTAGGCCGTACTGCATGTTTTCCCTCCACGAAAAAAGACACCGGTTTCCCGATGCCTGTTTCAGTGCCATTTAAGTCACCATTGCTGTTTTTTATAGGGCCGCCAAGTCTCGCGTGGTGATCAACCCACATCCGGTCATTAAAGTTAACCAGATTTTAAGAAGTGGCGGCCTGCCAGCCGTTTAAGCCTGCGCAGATATGCTCTGCCGGTTTGTCACGGTGGCGATGTTAACATTTTTCGATGCTAACATAATAACACACTTCAATCTATCATTGTCTATCCACTTCTAATCTTTGTAATGCTCGTCCATGTAGCTTCCAGCAATGCGGCTCTGAATATCCCATCACAATCGCAATCTGAGCCCAGTCCAGACAATTAATATAACGATACTTCATCAGCCCTTCTAGTATGCCATCGTTCAGCCCCTCAAATGCGATTTCGAGCTCCAATTTGATCTTCTGGGATTCAGATACCTTTTCCTTGATATTATCCATAATTTCGGTCATTTTGATCACAATATCGTCTACCTTTAGGGCGCTTCCCCCTCTCGGCATATCCGACACCACCTGCGTGATCTTCTCCGCCCGAGTCCGCCACTCCTCCAGCTCCCGCTGCCAACTGTCGATGTCCAGCAACGCTTCTTTATACCGCCAAAGCCAGTCTTTCTTTTCTTTATTGGTCACTTGCGCCCTCCTTGTATGAAACCACAAGATGTGGTATAATTTCATTTGGGTTTACTAGGGAGCGCAAGCTTCCTTTTTTTATTACTCAATAAAAGTCAGATCCATCACTTCGTCTGGTATTACCAACCACATTTTTAAATTTTCGTGGTATGTCTTTACTTCAATCAACCACCGATTACAGCTTACCTTCAACTCCTGTAACGCTTGTTCGTCAATGGAGTCATTAAGCGACTTTCCTTCTTTACCAAGAGTCTCTTCAATATACGTCTTTTTATTTTGAAATTCTGGTATTTGTGCCTTCGTAATAACATACGATGCCCCTGCAAAAAACAGGTAAAAAGCAGTAAAAAGTCCAACTATTATAGAAACCACGGAAAGCCCTAACCTATACGCATTTTCTCCAACAAAGAAAAACACAATGCAAAGTGCAAATATAATTATTCCTGTAATTACACCAATCATCTTAACCTCCTATATCACTCCGAATCCCCTCAACACCGCCACAATTACCACCGTGATGATGCCGACCGGGATTCCGATAATTACCACACACCAAAGCAAACACCCGAGCCCGGCTGCGATGCCACCAAACAGAGAGCCGATCCACTCAGCCACTGTTATAAATGCTTTTGTTATTTTGTCTTTCATGCTTCCCCCTCTCTTACACACTCCCCACCACGATCAACCGGGCACTCCCGGCGCACTTCACAGAACTTGCACTTATTCGGGATAACCTCTTTAAAATTCTCCGCTTCACAGATTCCCGTTCGGTCGTATGTGCAGAACTGGTAGAGAATGCAATCTTCGCAGCGATTCACTTTATCACCTGCTCATAAAACAAAACCTCAAGCTCCCAACGTTCCGCCGCCCACTTTTCCTTCACGCATCCTTTTGATTTTTCCCAGTCGCCACACATGATAATCGCGTCACATTCTTCCAGGAATCCGAGGCACCGCACCATGACTTCATCCTCTGGTAAATATTCTGGAATCAATGTCAATGGCCGGACGAGCTTAATCTTATTATCTCCGGGATGATCTCGGCACACATAGCCCTCCTGGGATAGTAAGATCGTGTCTACACACTCTTGTTCGTGCCATTTATTTTCTGCCATCGTCCCCACGCTCGTGCACGGGTGGGACAGGTAGTATATTTTTGTTGGATCTAATTTAATCATTTGTATTCCTCCCTTAAACGTCCTACTGCATCATCTTAACGCCGCAGTTTTCGCAAACCGCCCAGATATGGCCGTTATAGTCTGATCGCGATACCGTTAAGACACCTTTACAGTCTAGACATTCGATCTCTTTACTTTCTCCCCATTTCAAATCTTTTGCAGCTGCGCTTATCTTTGTTAAGCGTTCGAAAGATTCTCTGAGATCCTCTTCTGTCAATACATCATTTTCTAATGCGTCTTTTAAGCTCATTTTTCCGCTCCTTCCCACGGCTCCGGCAGCTCCCGCCAGGCGATTACTTCATAGAGCTCGTTGTCGAAGAAAAATCCAGCGGCCTCTTTATAAACATCAGCGATAAACACCTCGTTTTTATGATTGTCTAAAACTGTACATTGGTAAAACCCTTTTTCCTCCGGCAAATCCCCCTCAGCCACAACGTGCCATTTCGTGTCTGTTGTTTCTGTTAATGGGCACCATTTCTTTCTTATTACACACGGTATTGATTCTACGCTCTTACATATTTCTCTGCCCCATATTCCAGATGCAGCGCAATTGGCACCGCCGGAGGACTCTTCTATGCAAAATCGGCAGTCTAAGCAGCTTCTGGGCATTTCCATATCAATCTGTACTGGCATTTTCTACCTCCTTACTTTTTTCTAAAATCTTAATCGCATCCATATCACCTGGCTCCCAATCCTCAGGACAACGCACATAGAGTGCACGAGTAAGTTCGGCCGCCGCAAGACAGGCATTTTCCATTTCACATTCCTCACAATAATGGTTGCACTCCGCACATGCTTCTTTTATTGCTTCAAGATTCATTTTTCAACCTCTCAATCCTAACTTCATCAATCCGTCGGTAAGCATGGTATGGCAGCTTTTTAAACTCAAAGTAGTCATTTAGAGCACGGATCAATTTTTCCTGTTCTTCGTCTATCTCGTTATGGGAATAGACATCCTCAAATTCGAGATACTCCGCATAACTCCCTTTTGTAATATCCTCACCTCCGTCAAGTTTGTCCATTATTCGATACCACTCATCGGCGGCAACGCAAAAGAACCCATATTTGTACGTGCTAAATTCTTCGTTGCTCATCTTCTACCTCCAACTCCGTAATAAAAACATCATCCGATCCACCACGCACACACTTTTCAATAATACAAAGTGGCGTTATTTTGCGCCGATAACAAATGCAATCTTCTTTCAAACACTCATAAAATCCCTGTTTGGTAAATTCTCCCTGTCCTCTTAAAACAGGAGGCACTACCTCAGTCCAAACGCGATACGGACAAAGCATTGTTCTTTTTTTCTTATCGGTCATTCTTCTACTTCCCGGTTCCAGCATTTAAAACAAGTAGCGTGCAAATACCACTGCTCCCAGTAATAATCATCATTATCATATTCAAAATACAGGGCCTTTTTATTCTGTTTGTGCACCTTTAAAAGCGCATCTCTTAATTCATCTGGTGTGTTAATGTTCACTCCCGCACCCCCTTCTTAATTTCCTCGAATTTCGCCAGCATTTCGGGCACTGCCGCTTTGGCCGCTTCTTTACTCGGGAAGCAGTTGCCCATGTTCAGCATGGCAAGGTCGCGCACATCATTGGTAAAATGGTATTGTTCTGCATCACCTTTACCATTAATAGTCCAAAACAACTCTCCCACTTTCGGCCCCCACGGGCGTTTTTGGAGGGTGTACTCTCCTTTTAATAATTCGGAAAGCACAAAACTATCTATCTCATCATTGTAAGAATCTACTATGTAAGAATCTACTATAGATTTATCCGTAAATTTATAGGGGCCAAAACTCCCAACTTCTCCATTTTCAAACAAAATATCAAATTCTTCCCCAATCTCCACGCCCAGCATTTGGGCGACTTCTGGCATGTAGTTTTTTCCCATCGTTAATTCTCCTTTGCGCTATCTAAAACCTCTGTCAGCCCATGTAAGAACTGTTTATCCTCCTCTTTGATTAAATGTATTAACTGCTCGATATTTAACGCTTTATCAGCCGCTGAGCGCCTTTTAAGCAATAAATCCCGATAGGTTTTCAATGCGCTTTCCAGTGTTCTCGGATAACAAACATTTTCCCAACGTTCAGCGCCTTTGTTTTCTCCGTTTTGAGCGATCTTTCTTTCTTGCAAAATATAGCAGCGATCGTCATTATCCAGACGAAAGTTTTCATCTAATCGAATCATTTTTTAAACCTCCAAATTTGTTTTCCACTTTACCACATCGTCAATCATATAGCTCTTGCGCAAGCTTAACGCGTTTCCGTGCGTTGTTTTAAGCTGAACCATCACGCCGACGTGTGTGTCGTATATCCTTACAATCTCTCCAGCTGCCCACCGAATTTTATGCTTTCCCTCAAAGGCTACCTGGACCGTCTCACCGATAGTCAGATTCCGGCGTAGCGCCTCCATAGAGCGACGATCCCGGTAGTTCCTAACCCGGTCATAGTCCACAACCGGAACAGGCTTTAACGACGCTTTGACCGGATTTTTCCACTCCGCCGGATCATACGGCCGCCCGATCCCCCGGCAGATTCGCTTTAACGTCCGCTCCGTACAGCTGCACCCGCGCATCACGCTGGCAATGGTGCTCTCAGAGATGCCAGACATTCTGTGAATCTGGTTGTTGGAGACTTTGTTGACGGCGGCCCATTGTTTTAGGTCAAACATGTATCCTCCTTTCAAAATATAACTTTTAGTAATGTTCACTCTTGTTCACTTGATTTTTTATTACTGTGAACCGCAGAAACCTGGTATTTATAAGGGTTCTAAGTACTTTGTTCACATGTTCACAATGTTCACACGTTTTTTTGCTCCTACGCGTATACGCTTCAGAATTCACAAAATGTGCGTTTAAATTTTTTCTTTTATATAAACCTTCTTTGCTACGTGAACACTGTGAACTGTGAACGCTCTTTTTATTCCTCTTCAATCTCATAAAAGCCCTCAAAGCCTTCCTGCACCCGGCTTTCATCCTGTTTTTCAAGAATACAAACACAGTTGGCATTATTATCATTAAAGCGCTTTCGCTTTGTTTTCCGGCCTTTATCCGTGATGAGCAGCCCTCTGATGTCCGCCCATTTCAAAAACGCAGCACTATTGTAATTGCAGTCCCGGCACATCTGGTCAAAAACATTTTTAATAATATAGATGTATCCGTCCTCTTTAAGCCCCCAGCATTCCTGTATAAAATCTTCATTTTCCCGTTTCATGAACCGATGGTGATTCCGCACGACCTCCCCCATGATAAACTCATAGCACCGCTCATTCTCCGAAATCTCCTTCTCAGACTTCAGCATAGCGGCCGTTTCCTCAATGGACAGATAACACCCATCCTCAAATAGGCAATCTGTAGCGATCCGGTCCGCGGTTAGAATCAGGGACAGGGAGATGCTCTGTTTCTGCATTTTTCCGCTTTTTTCAATCTCAGCCAAAAGCTCCCGCTGGATACGGCATACCTCCTCGGCGCCGATGTTCTGCAGGATTTCAATGAACTTTTTGCCCGCGAAGCCAAAGTTTTCGTTGAGCGTCCGTGCCACCTCGATGCCATTATCAAAGATTTTACTGTAGCCGGCTTCCACCTCAATGACCCGGTTGGCTGCCCCCGCCTGGGAGTATTCCCTGGTGATGGGCAGCTCCCCAGTGGTCAGAAAGGCGCAGTGCCAGTTGTAGTTCCGGTTTAGGCCCAGACTCCGGTTGGATCGGTCCTTGCCATTTCCCGAGCACATGGTGTAGATTAATGTTGAGAAATCGCCCTTATACTTCTCCATGACCTGAGCCGTATCGTCCATGATGTAAGGCAGATGATTGAGCATATCTGCCCGCACCTCAATAGCCGTCTGCGTGGAAAGGAAGTCGCCGGTAAAGGCGCTCTCCATAGACGGGTTTCCCCAGATCGAGGCGGCCAGCATCAGACAGAGGGTTTTTCCGCCCTCAGACTGGCCATGGAGATGGACGAAAAACGGCAGCGCATTACACATTTTGATGATCACACTGGCAAAGCTGGCAGCCATCATAATTCTTGGCTCGATTCGCCCTTCAGCGCGGACTTTTTTAACAAACGCATCCCATTTCTTTTCGCTGCCGCTCTGTCTTATGTCGCCGTATACATTGCGAAAACGTACGTCGCCGTCAAAGACAATGTTGCTGTAATAGGGGACAAATTCCTTGATGGCGTTCTCTCCATGCCACCCCAGCTTGGAGGTAGACACCCATTCAGGCAGGAGGTCCATATTGAAGTTTTCCACATCGGCCAGATACCGCACCAGGTACTTGGCGTTTTCGCTGGTCACAGCCACCCCGGAGTTGGCCAGGGAAATAATCTTGGTGCTGGAGGCGATCAAGTCCTTATCACAGATGATCTCCTTCCAGCGCTCCCCTTTTTTGAAGGCGAGCTTGATCTTTTCATCCCCAGTCTCCAGGTTGGTAAACCGCTCAACAGGTAAAATGGGATGGTAACAGGCCTGTACCTCCCCGAACATGCCAAAGGTCCGGATGCCGGTTTCACCGGCGAACCAGTTTCCGCAGCGCAGATCCGGGTAACATTCGCTCCCGAATTCTGTTTTTCTGTCCAGATTCTGGAGCATTCGCGCCCGGCTTTGCTCCTGGAGCTGTTTTTTCTGTTCCTGGAGCATTTTCTTCTCTTCCTTCAGATAGGCCTTGAGCAGACCAGTGAACTTTGTTTTCACGCCGAGCTCTGCAGCCCGGTCCGTCAGTTCATTAATGAGGCGCTGGCGGTAAATTTCGTCTTTTTCGTCAATGATCTCCTCAAAGGTGGTATCCTCCAGAATGGTTTCCTTGGTTAATTTTTCAATTTGCAACGACTTCACCGCCCTTTACACGATACTTTCAACCAGATATTTCTGGTATTCTAATTGGTGGCACGCCTCAACATAGAGTGGATGAAAGGGTTCATCCTCTGACTCCGGGGCGTATTTAATTTTGTTGGCGTCCAGGCGCCAGAGTTCTTCCAGAAGGGTCATCCGTCTTTTTTCAGCTTTCTCTTTTTTCCGCTCGGCGGTCCGGCGGTCATGCCGGAGCTTCGCGATGGCCCGGCGGCTCCGGAAAGCGCTGTCTTTTTTGTGTTGATTCCGAGAGGATTCTGCGGATTCCAGTTCCGGGTAACCTCCCCAAAGCCTGAAATGCCCATTAATCTCCTCCAGCGCCGCCTCAAAGGACAGGCCCCGGTATAGCTCCACAAAGTGTACCAGGCCGCCCTCCGCGCCGCAGACAAAGCACTTGAATCCGAACTCCGTAAAACTGAAATTCCGGTCCTTTCCGTCATGGATGGGACATGGAATCCGGTTGTGCCGGCTATTCCCGTCTAAGCCATACATCCCAAGAATCTCCCGCATGGTCAGGCTGGCCTTGATGAGGTCGGCCTTTTCCTTGGTGGTCATGGCTGCACTCCCAGCAGCTCTAAAATTTTAGGACCAGATTGCTCCGGCGTGCAGAATTCAAAGCGCACGCCGTGGCGGATTTGAACAGCATTCAGGATCTTATACAGGGTTTCGCCCTTGACCTTTCCGTGAACGTTGCGCCAGTCTTTTGCGTCCTCCAGACAGTTTGCTTTTTTGTCGATGACCAGAAAGATCAGTTCAATGCCATGCGCCTTTGCCTCCACGATCTCCCGCTTAACGCGGTCGTGATCCTTTGACGCAAAATTCCCAACACACTCCTCAAAGCCTTTTTTGGTGTCAATCACCCTTGACATATTGGTCAGCAGGCCATAATCACCATATGGAAGCTTGGACCGAAGGACGTTGATCCCACGGTCTTCGAAATATTGGTGTGCTTCTTTGTACTTATCTTTTTTCTGTCTTGTATCTTCAACGATGGTCAGCATGCTTCACCTCATGGCTTAAAACGGCGGCTCGTCGTCTGGGAGTTCGGCAAACCCGATCATCTCACGATCAGAGGCCGAAAGCGCTCTAAGTTCCGGGATTTTAAATTCACCTTTTCGGATCGCGTCTACGGAGCGCACGGCTTCCACATAATAGCGTTTTTTCACTTTTCCATCTTGTCCAACATACTCTTCATCTCCAATGGCCAATCCGACTGTTTTAGACAGCAGATTGTTTTCATCATTGTTAAATACAAACCCCGGATTGCTCTGTTTTACAGCGGTCAAAAATCCCTTGAAAAATGGCTGTGCTTTCGGCTTATAGGAGCGAATAAAATTCCCCGCCCAAAAGTTTAAGGAAGCGGCCAGACGGGTGAAATAAGATTGATGCTCCCCTTCAAGGATATCGAACTCAATTTTTAAATATTCCTTATCCGGGAAGTCTTCCACCCCTGTGATCACACAGATATACCCGCCGGCTGGCAGGCGTTCAAATTCTTCGGCTTCTTTTACGTTATTCCAATCAATGTTTTTCATCCTTCATTTTCTCCTTATATTTCGTAATATTCCCGAATGGTCGTATCCACATACTTCAGATCATTTTCAATTTTTAAATCTTCAAACATGTCCATCGGGGTTTTGCACGGGTTGGTTCCGTCCGACTGAGTTAAAAAATAATGCTTGCTGCCATCCACAAAAGCCAATAAAACAATCGAAAAGAGCCCTTCAATGGTAAGCTGGTTATCCAGCATTTTCCCGAGTGTTTTGGCTTTGAGACGTCCTGTATCCGTGCTTTCCACATGGTGTAGAAAATATACGATCACATCCTCCGGCACATCATTAATGGCGCATTCAATTAAGCTTTCAAAATTCAAAGCCATGTCTGTAAATTTACCGTAGCCTGTTTCCTTTGCTTTCCGAAAAGACTCAAACGCCATCAAATACTGGCTGTCGTCAATCACATAGGTTTTTAGTGACGCCTTTTTTAAGGACGCCTTGATGACCTCGTAAGAGGTTTTATTGGTAATGTGCTCGAATTTCTTTCGAAACGGCATGGGCTTGCTTGCCACGTTAAAAACGCCAATTTCATCCTCCGCAAAATTCCGGAGGGATGTGGATTTCCCACTGCCGCTTTCGCCTAAAACTAATACTGGTATTCCCATGTTATTCCTCCTCAATAATCTCACCCGGACAGCTGTTCCCAACGCCGATCTCAGGCTCTAGAATCCATTCCTGTGTCGCCTCACAGATATAGCGCCTCAGCCCCGGCTCATAGCGGAGCATATGGCAATATTTGCAGCATGGCGCATCCCCGGGAAAGGCTTTTCTAAAACGAAACTCAACAATGGTGTAGTGGGATACCCCGTTCCTATACCGGTCATCCATTTGTGTTCACCTCCATCGTCTCCCGCACATACCGGAGCACGGTCTCGATGTCCGCGGTCAAATGCGGGTTGCCTTTTAGCATCTTGATTTTATAGGCGTCAAGGCGTTTAGCGGCCTCAAGCACTTCTACGTTACGTTTCATCGTCAGCCTCCTCGTACATCACACACCCTAAACAGTAGGCATTATTCCCGGCATACCGGCACGCGCGCCCGGTATAAGGGCACCGCATGTCGCTTATCGCCATTTCTGCATCTGGATATCCCGTCAATAAAGCCCTGGTAATATCAGGATGCTCGATCATTTTTCAACGCCTCCAGCTCAGCCCGGAGTTCATCGTTGCGGTCTTGGAGGCATTTATTTTCAACTTCCTTCTCCGCCAACGCGTTTAGCAGGCTTTTGAAATTTTGTTCGCTGATGTTTATCTGCTCTTTTAAAAATTTAATATAATCGCTAACGTCTCTTAATGTGTCTTCATAGTCCGTTTCTTTTTTCATTTGCATTTTTCCTCCAAAGGGTATATACTTGCATTAGGTAACTTTTCATGTTGCTCCCACATGCTGTCAGGCTGGGGAGCTTTTTTTATTGCCGCAGATATACGCCACTGCGGCGCTGGCATGACATTCTAATCCATTAAAGCAATTCAGGCAGACCGCCCGCTGCCGTGCCGGGATTGCCCGTAGACAATGACAAAATCATTACTAATTTTTTAAACAGTTGCATGGGGTGAGCGGATTACCCGACGCTCCCCGGGGCTGTTAATAAATAGCTTTACAAACCGATTTTTATTGTTTTTATTTCCGCATTTTGAGCCTGCGGATAAGGCTTAACTTAAAGTGGTAATATGGCGTCGCACGGCTCTTACTATGGTGGAATGCCTGTGTATAAGATCATTGTTTTTTCTCCGTTTCTGTGGTAAAATAACCACGTAACATATATCTGGTCCCTAATGCGGTGCTACGCTTTTGGACCTTTTTTTAATTAATAGAAGCTGGTTTTCTTCCCGCCAGTATTGGGTAAATTGACGCGCATGTCGAGCCGATTCTACGGCTATCGAATAATGCTTTTCGCAGAGCCGATGCCCTGGCAGGGCCGGTTCCTCGCAAAAACGGCACAACCCTTTTTCTGTGCGGAGGTCTCTGGGATCACCGCCTGTTTCAATTTTCTTTTTCTGGGCGCGCTTCTGATTCTTTTTTTTATTTTTGACATAGCACTCTATACAGAAAATTCCCTTGACTGCTTTTTTCCCACACGCAACACACAGCCCTTCTGCTTTTCGCTGCTGATAGCGTTTTTTGTCGTATTCATTCTTTTTTTTACGTCTTAATTCTCTATCTTCGTCGCTTAACCGCCGGTAATACGCCCTGCCCTCTTTTTGATTTTTTTCCATGCATGATGGGCAGTGTACATGTCCTGGAAACACGTCTTCTCTTCCACACCTCGTACAGACGCCAAGACTCTTTAAATAGTAGTAATTATCTATCTGCCTTTTGCTCTCTTCTTTCTTGCGGTCTTCCTTTTGCTTTTGTGGTGGAATTTCCGGCTTGATGGTTTTATTCAATGTTTCTTCGGCCATTTCCCGCTCACCTCCTTAAAAATCTCAATCCCCACCGGCACTAACATCAGCCCGATCACGGTCAGCCAGACGGTCATCTCTGCGAGTCTCCCCGCCCAGTAAATATAGATCAATCCTTCCATAGCCACCCCTTATTGACCGCAAAGCGAAGGGCTTGATAAATTGCGATGCCCATCAAGACAAAGGGTAATCCGGCGTAACTTAGGTTCATGAAGCGGCCTCCTTGAGCACCACCTCCCCTGCGGTTTTGTCAATCCATTGTTCCAATGCTTTTTTGCTAATTAAACTTCTACGACCAATCTTGGTTACTGGAAAACCTTCGGTTCTTGAAAGCCGGTACATTAAGCTTTGGCTTATACCGAGTATCTCCGCAGTTTGTTCAATACTTAACATTAGTTGATTGTTTTCTTCGTTCATTTTTTTATTTTTCCTTTCTCCCAACCAGCACGATTAACGAGGCCGCAAGTAGTAAAAATATGCTTGACGCGAACTTAATACTTGCCGTCTGTTCGAAACCGTACGAGTTACTATATATACTGGAAAGGAGGATTTTTAATGGAGTTACACTTCTCAAAATACTTATGAAATGCGGCCCCGTTAATACTGCTGGCTGGGTGTGCTGGCTATATCGTTCTAAACAATAGCTTTGTAATTTCGACCATCGCATTTACTTCTGCGTTGGTCGGATTATCTTTATTTGCAGTCCGAATAACGAATATTGACAAATCCGTTACCATCTCCTCATAGAGAGACTTTTTCTTTTTGCTTTTTTTCATTTTTATCTCCTCTTTGGTTGGGTTAGTTGTTGCTTTTTGTTTCTCTTAAAATATGCTATAATAGTGCAAAAGGTGGTGATGCACTTGCCGGCGTGGGTAGGCACTATAGCAGATATAGCAGGAATTTTGAGTTTTTTAATGTCTATTGTCCTATTTATAATTTCACACAGTATATTCAAAAATATCGAAAAGCAACGCAGTCAATATAACAATGAACGTGAGAAGCTGTTATCTTCCCTATTAGCCCTTCGCCAGAATGTTTTCGAAGACGATTTATGTGGCTTAGAATTAATAAGCCAGATCCGAACTTGTATTTTTGAATATCAGCAGAAATATTGGAAGATTTCCTCAATACGGTGCATCGTCCATTCCTTTAAATGTCTCTATAGACTTAAAAAAGGAATTACTGAAGATAACAAGAGGGCAATTTGCGGCAACTTAGATTATTTAATTGCTCGTTTAAAGAAAAAGGAGTTTTCTAACCATGAACAACAAAACAGTCAATGATTTTATTCAAAGCGCTATTCAAAAGACTAAAAGGAAGGATCTTAAATGGAGATCGCTGAGCGGAAAAGCTGACCTGCTAAAAAAATCATCTATTGATGCACAGCTATCCGCTTGTCATGGAGTTGCTTCAACTATTAGCGCCATGGTTGAGCCATCAATTAATTATGACTTCAGTTTTTATGCGGATTACAAGCAAGGACGTGTATTCCTTTTGTGTTGCGATAGACCAGCCCTAGGCATGGCTGAGCAAGGTAATCTAAAATTGTGTGTTCAAAATAGTTCTTCCCCATTTAGCAAGGTTCTCGCCGAAACACCCGATAATGATATAGAGATAAACGCCCAGCTTAAGCGTCTTTACAATATTGTTGTTGAATATACCAATGATTTAGATGCGTTTATCGATGATTTTATCAATAGTTAATATTTGTTCGTCCATTGTCAGTCCGCCAGATTCATCTTTGAGTCTGGCTATTTTTTCTTCTGATTCCCTGAGCAAAATTACTTCTAGCCTCTTCACCCTTCTTTCTAGGTCTCTTTTAGACTCCAACAAGTCTGTTAAGAGCCATTTCGGAATAAACATTTTTTATCTCCTTTCTTGTCGGTTTGTGCATTTCTTCTCCTGTCCCACGAAGCCTTCCATTACAGCCTCAACAATTTCTTTTTGGTTATCATCCAATTGATCATAATGTTTTGCAACAAGATAAGCTTTCGGTGATGGCTCTGTTGGATTGTTTGATAATAAATAGTCCAAACTCACATCAAAATAATCCGCCACCATTTCAAGCTTCGTTACTCCTGGAGACGATGTTCTCCATTTTAATATCGTTCCATTTCCAAAATTAAGTTGGCGTTCCAAAGCTTTGATTGAAATACCTTTGACAGTGCACAAACGAAGAATTTTTTCATACATTTAATAAAAGCGCCCTCCTTTCTTGAATTTTCAGTGAATTAAATCGGAAAACCTCTTGACAAAAAGGAGAAAATATTCTATTATTAGAAATAATCAAACGACCAATAACGACGAATTTAATCTCCATATGCAGGAATTAATCACAATATAACCGATTTAATTCACTTTTAAGGTAAGTATAGCCGATTTTTTTCACTATGTCAAGCTTTTTATGGTGATTTTTTTCTTCTTTAGTGATTTTTTTCGTCCAAAGGAGAGAAATATGAATGTTCTACAAAGAATACAAGAACTAAGCACAAAGAAAAAAATAAGTATAACCGCTCTGGAAAAAGAGTTGGGTTTTGGGAAAAGCACAATCGCAAAATGGGGAAAAAGCGCCCCAAACACAGAAAAGCTAGCAAAAGTCGCTGATTACTTTGATGTGTCTATAGATTATCTGTTAGGTAGAGATCGCTCGCTCACCGAAAAAGATGAAAAAGACATCGCAAAAACAATGGATAAAATGAAAAAGCAACTTATGAATGAAACAGACTTGATGTTCGATGGTGAAGCCATGGACCCAGCTACCATAGAATTGCTCCTTCAAGAAATAGAACAACAGGAAAGAATCGTAAAGGCTGTAAATAAGAAATACATTCCTAAAAAATATAGGTGATCGTTATGTGCCATGAAAAAGATGTTGTTGATGGGCTCGTAAAAAAGTATAAAACTTGTGATCCTTTTGAGCTTTGCGATTGCATGAATATCTTAGTACGCTACAGCGACATTGGTGAATATCGAGGAATATATCGATATTCTAAAAGAAATCAATTTATTACAATCAATACATCAGTCCAAGATGAACTACTTAAGATTGTATGCGGACATGAAATCGGACACGCCGTTCTCCACAGAGGTATGAATCGCGTCTTTATGGATACGACCTTTTTTAGTCCGTCAAAATATGAACGTCAAGCCGATCGCGTCTCAGTCTATCTTGCATTAGCAAATTGGGATAAAAGAGATTTATACGGATTATCTATAGATCAAATCTGGGGCCTTACAGGTATCCCGGTCGAATATCTTCGCTTGATAATTACATAAGAAAGGAAATAAAATGAAAAAGTACCAGCCCATCATTGTATCAGCAATATTAATTTTATCGATGATCTGCGTTCCTGTATTAGCTTCAAACGGATCGTCCCAATCTTCCAAAAACACTACAGCGCAAGAAGTTTTTGCTGAGTCTCCAAACATTACAGTTGTTGACCAGTTTGGTATCCCAGTTTCAAATGTGAAACTGAATGTACTCTATGAAGCAGATGGAGATTCAAAAAATATCGAAGTAACCACACCACAGAATGGTTTTGTGCCTATCTCTGGGAAAACAGGAACATACACATTTACTGTCAGTTCCGTCCCAGAAGGTTATAAAATGACCGATCAAAAGGTCATTCAAACTTACCAGGACGGCGCGACCTTTAGCGGAAAGCAGATCACTGTCTATCGGAATGATGATAATAATCCGCTTTTAGGAAACACCAACTCGGTAGCAGACACCTCCGGTGGAAATTTCATAAATAACCCCACGGTAAATTTTAGCACCAACATTGCTTTAGAGTTCAGAACATTTATTAAAGACATTGTTAAAGAGGTTCTCCAAGAAATTGAGAATGAAAAACAGATGGATCCACCTCCATCTCCAACACCTACCCCACAGCCTTCACCGAATCCTGGTGACGCTCCTGAGCCTACCCCTACTCCAGCTCCTTTGGAACCTTCTGAAAGCTATATATGGCCTGTTGAAGGATATTCAGATTTACTTTTTCATTTTGGTGATAACGGCGATGGCATTTTTTCGCATGGAATCGGAATTGCTGCTCCGACAGGAACTCCTGTTAAATCTCCAGGCAACGGTAAAATTTTACGGGCAGGTTGGAATGGCGGTGGTGGAAATTCTGTCATGATTCAACTTGACGATAAAGATGCTATTTTATTCGCCCATCTCTCTCAGTACAATGTCGAATATGGACAAATTGTAAATAAAGGGGATATTATCGGCACTATTGGAAGCACTGGTGCAACTACCACGCCGCATTTATATTTCGCCTTTTTAAAGGATTCTGAATATGTAAATCCTTTAGACTATATCAAACCATAAAAAAAAAACGCCCCTGTGCTACCAACACAGAGGCGATGACATAGATTCCCGGGGTAAGCCGGTACAACTATCCCTAGACAAGATAATTGTACCACACTATCCCGGTAAAAATCAATTACCGGGCATTATTATGCCCAAAATTAAGGAGGTACAATATGCCGCGTACTAAATATCGAAAAAAGATTAAAAACGGCACCACATATTATTTTTACCGGCTTCGGCATAAAAATCTAAGGACGCCACGCGATCTCTATGGCCGAACTGTTACAGAACTCGAAGACAAAATTCGCCGTTTAAAAAATGAACTGGATCGTGGCGTTACATCTGAAAAGGCATATTTCGGCGACTACATGAAAAAATGGCTCAACGATGTCCATTTAAACAATAAAAAACAGGCAACCAAAACAAAGTATAAAGGGCTTTTCGAAAGGCATGTCCTTCCCTATCCCGTTGCCAATATTCAACTCAAGGATTTGACCGCTCTGGATATTCAAGAGCACTACAGCAAACTGGTCTCTGATGGCATCAGTAAGCCTACGCTCAAAACGCTCAGCGTCGTCATTAATCCTTGCATTCGCTATGCTTTTACGCAAGGAAAGATTTTGACCGACTTCTCACGTTCAATCGTGCTTCCAGAAGCGAAAAAGAAACAGGAAAAAAGCCGCCGTGCCAGCCAAGCTCTTTCGCTCGACATGGAAAACGCGCTTATTAAAGCCTGCTCTGGAACAAAATGGGAAGTATTTATTTTGACAGATCTAAACTCTGGACTTCGCCGCGGTGAAATTATGGCCTTGACATGGGATGATGTCGATCTCGAAAAAGGAATCATCGACGTAAATAAGACTTATGATCAGCGGAATAAGGATCAGCCTATTGGCCCTCCAAAGACAGAAAACAGCATCCGGCAAGTGCCGATCCCTCGTTTTCTTGTCGAAAAGTTAAAGCAGCATAAAGTTGAGCAAAACAAAAAGCGTCTTTTACTCTCCAATAAATATAAAAATCTCAATTTAGTTTTCCCTAATGATTTTGGTAATTACCTGGCTGCCACAACAGTTGGCCGCGCTCTCATAGAATTCGCCAAAGAAATTGGATTAGAATCTCTCAACCTTCACGATTTTCGAGATACCTATGCCACACGGCTTTATGAAAAAACAAAAGATATCAAAATGGTTCAGTCTTTGCTAGGTCACAGCGATATCGCCACAACAGCCAACATTTACACACATGTTTCATTGGAAGAGCAGTCCAAATATGTCCAAATTTTAGACGAAAAGGCTCAAAAAGCGAATGAATAA